CTAGTGAGTGATTGAGAAGTAAACGCAAGAAGCCCACCTGCTCCACCGCCACCGCCTGCTCGGTCAGTTCTTCCACCGCCACCACCACCCGCTACGACAAGGATGTCAGCAGTTAATGATCGGCTAGGAGTAAATGTTCCTGAAGATGTAAAGGCGTGGTAGTAGTAGTTGGCATCGGATGTAATCAACCCGCCAGTTGCGTAGCCTTGGCCTTCGGCTGCAATGCCGTATAGGGTGAAGGTTGAGCCAGATACTAAATTGCCACCGCCATTAGGAGCGATAGTAATTGAAGTAATAGCGTTTGTATTCCTCCAAAGATTTACCAATGCCATCACATAGTTAACGCTTGGGTTAGCCCGCATAAGCATTGATTTATATGTGGTTGTATTAGAGTAATTCATAAAATCTAATGCCATTGTGCCAAGTGTGCTAGAACTTGCAGCGTTTACTCCATTTTGATTCCACGCATTTTGGCTTGTTGAGCGTGTAGAAACTGCCGATGAACCATCCCCATACATACGAGTTGAACTATAAAAACCAGATGAATTGTCACCGTTAACATAAATCTTCAAATCATTAACTGCTCCCGTGTCAGTAGTCTGAACATTCATCACTAAGCGCAAATCTGTATATGCTTGAGATATAGACGAAAGTGTAACTGATGAAGCCGCACTGCCAAGCACCTGTGTTTGCAACGCAACATAAGTATTAGTAGCCATTATTTAACTCCGTATAGTGCGAAGGAAGAGTTAGTGGTAAATGTATTAGATGTACCATAGATATTTATGCTAGAAATTGCCGTACTAGCGTTCATCCAAGAACCGCTTCTAAAATCTAAATCTCCAGAACCATTTAAATCTTCACCCGTTAAAGAACGAAATGTTTTATTTTTATACACGCTGGCATAATCTAAAATATCTATAATTGCTACACCAAACATTCCAGCAGTAGCAGATGCGGCGGCAACTTGACCAATGTTCATTGAATTTGATGGGTTGCCACCAAAAGCGTTAGAGCCGGGAGTGCCAGAACCAGTTGAATAAATTTGATGACCAGTATAATTGCTTCCTGTATCCCCATTTATTTGCATATAAAAAGCATCGCTAGAAGCGGCGGTACTTAAACGAGCCATAATTCTTAATTGCAAATGCGTATATCCCGTAGGAATACCTGCAAAGGTTACAGAGGCTAATCCACCACTCGGTACGGTTACAGAAGCCAGCGCATCGTACGATCCGGCAAGGGTGTAGAGATGCCCCGAAATCTGCGAGGCAAAAATGCCTGTCAGTATTGAAGTCATTAAACAATGTCTCCTACAACGCTAAAGGTTGGTGTTGCTCCGCCTGTGGTACAAATTACTTGAGCACCGGCGTACTGCACACGAATCTTAGGAGCAGTAGCAGTAGCACCAGTAGACTGAATAGTAACACCTGAACCCTGTGCAAAGGTAACTTGACCCGCACCGAGTTGAAGGATAGTAATAATATCTCCAGCCACAAATACAGATGGAGGCAGGGTAATAGTCACAGCCGAACCACCAGTAGAAGTTACCGCACCGTCAGCATCAGTAGCCGCTAGGGTATAGGTAGTACCAGATGTGGTAGAAAAAGAAGTACGTTGCTTGGACATAGGAAATCCACCAGCGGTGGCTCCATCGTGGACAACCACAGCATTCTTGGATGTATCAACGGTAAGTTCTCCAGCAAGTCCAGTAAAGGATGCGTGGTTAGCAGTAGTACCTCTGCGGCGTTGGTAGGCAAAACTCATGGTACGGTACCCCAATCAGGTGCGATAGTTGTCTGAGATGTCCACGAAGCAGTAGTTCCGTTCGTGGTAAGATATTTGCCACTGTTGCCAGTTTGGCTGGGGATATAGCTGGCTGCAGTAGTGGCACTAGCAGCAGCGCTTGTTGCACTGTTAGCCGCATTAGTTGCGGATGTTGAAGCATTAGAAGCAGACGTAGAAGCACTTGTAGCCGAGGTAGCAGCGTTAGAAGCTGAGGTAGCAGCATTACCTGCTTGTGTGCTTGCGGTAGAAGCTGATCCAGAAGCTGCTGTTGCGCTGGTAGCTGCTGCGCTAGCTGAGTTAGCAGCATTTGTAGCAACTGTAGCAATATTAATATAAGTCGTTGATGTGGTATCTGCATCTGTAACAGCACCCATATCCCGGACAAGGCCAGAACCTGTCATACCAGTAATGGTTGTGATAGCGTTGCTAGCAGTAGAGGCAGAGCCAGTTGCTGACGTAGCGGAGTTAGATGCCGATGTAGCAGATGCTGCTGCGTTAGTAGCAGATGTTGCTGCCGCGCTTGCAGAGTTGCTAGCATTGGTAGCTTGTGTTGTTGCTGTTCCCGCTTGTGCAGTAGCAGTTGTGGCAGATCCGCTAGCAGATGTGGCTGAACTTGCCGCATTTGTTGCTGAAGTAGCGGCGTTGGTTGCAGACGTAGCAGCAGATGTTGCTGAATTGCCAGCGTTTGTAGCCTGAGTTGTAGCAATACCAGCCTGTGTTGTAGCTGTGCTAGCACTGCCTGAAGCAGAAGTTGCAGATGCAGCCGCCGCTGTAGCGCTTGTTGCTGCGCTTGTAGCAGAGCCTAAAATGCTATCTACATAAGCCTTGTTGGCTGCGTCGCCCGTATTGGTTGGATTGCTAAGACCAGTAATGGTAGGACCAGTGAGAGTCTTGTTTGTAAGAGTCTGTGTATCGCTATCGCCTACTACGTTACCTGTAAGACCATGAACGCCAGAAGAGGCGGCAATGTGCTGCTCTGCTTCACGGATATCACGGGCTGTAATTACGTGGCGGATGAGAGCACCAAGGGCATGAGATTGAGCAGATGTTCCGTCAATAGCACGACTAATATATACTGTAGTTCCAATAACGTTAGTTACATCAACCAACTCTTCAGCACCAGTGCTATAGTCAACAGCCAGTGTAAAAGGGTACTGGTTTGGCCAACCCGTAGTTGCGCCTACAGACATTGTTGAAGAACTGCTAGTAATAGGAGCAGATAATGTTGTATCTTGTGCTATACTTGAATAATAACGATTAACACTCATTATCTATCCTTATCTTGAAATGTGTACTCGAGGAGGGAATTGCTCTTGCTGACGACGAACTTCAACAAGAAGTCTATCGTTGTACATTTGCTTTAACATGCGAGAAAGATTTGCTGCGCTTCCGATAGGATTTGCTGTGCCTTGTGCAGCAGCTTCAGCTGTTGTAGCAGGTACACGACCAAGGTCAAGATATACAGCCATACGATAGGCCGCTCCCAGAACAACAACTTCACGGGCAGAGGAAGGTAGGCCAGTGACAGTTTCAAATACATCTGTAGTATTGCTCATGGTTGGTGGCTTGTTGCTGTAACGAATAGTTACTGTACGACCAGGAATGATTCCATCAGATATGCTGATTGTTTTACCTGTTGACCAGGTAGCTGGATCAGCCGTGCGGTCTACGCGGTAATGACGAATAGGTAGCCATTCTTTAGATGGTCCAATTGTCTGCCACGAGATACCTAGAACATCAATACAGTCCGCTGGTAGCGGATATGTAGTACGAGCTGCCGAGAAAGAAAATGTTGTTGTGGCTGTACCAAATAGGTCTGGATAGACAGCATCGATAGCAGAGTTAATATTGCGCTCAATTGCAAAACGTGGGAACACAGGAGCGATGGTCACCCGAGTTCCAGCGGTATGCGCAACAGCAGTTGTGCCACGATAGCCGCGACCGTAAGGAGCAACAATTGCAGTATTAGACGTCTTATCAAAGCTGTCTATCCATATAAGTTCATCATCAATTTCAACTAAACCACGTGAAAGGGTAGTGCCGTTTTGGACTATAAAAGATAAGTCTGAGGCACTTATGTTAGTTGTAATTGAGGTTGCTTGATCTTGGCGTTGTGTGTAGCCAGAGAGCAACAAGTGTGTTTCATTTACAAGATCAATTAATGTTGTCATTAAGAAACAATCCTCCGTGCTGCTTCATCTTCGCCAAGTCCAACCTTGCCAATAGCAAGTAGACTCAAGATACCAGGAATGTCATCATGAAAGTTTACTCCACTATTACGATAAGCATAGATTTGATTTAAAACGTCAATGCTACGGCTGGCGTTGTGCGCACCAAGCACGACTGTACCCCAACGAGTGCATGCGCCATCAAAATCGTATTGTGGTACACCTTTAACAATTGTGCCTGCCAAACGATTCATATGATACGTTGCAGTTAAGCCATCACCAATAGCCATGGTATACCCCTTAAATTAAAGTTACTTTGAGCCTTTGTTAGTTCCGCCAACACCATCATACTGACCGTATGGATCTTGTGGGCGTCCTGTTGTGTGACCTTTAATGTCACCAATAATTGTCTTGTCGCATCCGCAATCTTTACACATATTATTTTACCTTCTTTAGTTTAGGGTTGGCTTTCTTGGCAGCAGGAGATGCCTTGCGAGTTGCAGATGCCAGTATGGCACCAGCAGCTTTGTTAGACACTCCTTCTTTTTTTGCAATAGATGCTTGTACTTTTGCAAATCCAGGATTTTTCTTCACTTGCTTACCGCTTTCTTTTTTCTTGGTTTAATAACTTTGTCCGCCGAAGGCATAATATCTGCGTTGTAAGCAGTGCCTAGTTTTTCACTAGCCTTGTGCGCTGCTTCAATTTGTCTTTTAGAAGTACCAGCTGGTTGAATACCTTGGCGTCTAGCCTCGCGGTAATCGGAAAGTTCTTTTTCCCATTTTTTACCTGGCATGGAATCTGCTCTACCAGCGTCACCCGTGCTTAGCTGAAGTGTTGCAATTTTGCAGGCAAAACAACCCCATACGTATTTGTCGTGATCGTGGGTAGATTCGTCTTCTGAATAGGTTGGCAAGATGTCCCAGAATTCGTCGCACTTGGTGCAACCATATTCCAAAACAACAGTAGCAAATCCATTCTCACGGTCTATTCCCCATTTATTAACTTTGTGTACGTGATCGCAAGTCATTTTTGATTCCCATCATCATCTTAATGTTGCGTTTAATTCTTTCGTTTTCTGGGCCTTTGCCCCGGTAAGCTTCTTGGGCAAATGCGATAGCCGCATCTAGTTCCTTGAGCTTAAAAGCAGCTTGGGCTGCTATGTCGTAAGCCATCCAATTCCAGGCCTTAGGCTCATGGAGATAGTGGATAACTTTGGGTAATTCAAAACATCGGATAGCGGCATTTAGAGCTAGCTCGTTTTCACCGCTTCTAAGGGCATCAGCAGCCAATCCTAGCCACGATTCCCCTTGGTCGGGGCAGAACTCTATACCTTTAAGGAACCAGTGCCTAGAGGGCTGATTAAGGCCTCTAGCAGCGTCCCCCGCCCAACGGCAGACAGCGCCTAATTCATGCTCCATACCACCTAGGGTGAGTACTTTTTCAGCACTTTCTAAGACTTTGTCCCACTTGTTATAAAAATAATATTCTCGACATAGGTATATCCAAGTGCGCGCATCATCTGGCATTTCTTTGGCAGCATCTTCCAGCATAGGAAGATACAACCCTCTGGACTTGGTTACATCTGGTTTATGGTTAATAACAGCATTGGTATCACAATGGGTGTAATCCTCATTGCCGTCCTCTCGGACGAGTGCTTCATGGCATGGCCATTTCCACATCCAACCATCACGGCTATGAAGTCTTTGCATCTTCCATGAAAAGCCAGTGTTAAGATAAACCCAACCCATGTGTGCTCCTGGCACCCATTGCTTGCGTATCTTACGGTAAAAATTCTTTTCTGGTATTTCGTCCATATCTAAAACGACGCACACATCTGCATCTTCTGGAACTAAGGCTAGCGCCTGATTTCTTGCTGTATCAAATCGCCAAGGCGATACAACGGTACTTCCTAAGATAAGATTCTTTGCTTCACTTAGCAATTCTACTGTGTTATCTGTAGAGCCAGTATCAAGAATAATTCTATAGTCTGATTCTTTGGTAGCCTCGAGCCACCGCTTAACATGCTTTGATTCGTTTTTACAAATTGCGTATGTTGCTATTTTCATTTAGTAAGTCCATTTCCATCAAAATGACTTGCTTGTTAAATTTAAGAGATTGGTGTAATTGTTGCACCATATCCCGCTGCGACCAACTGGTCATGCTCTTGTTGGGTTATAGTATAAACATGCCCACCAATATAGGCATATTGTGCTGCTGCTACTTCTGATACTTCAAATGTACGTTGACGCGTTACTACGCCATTGGTCATAAGAAGTGTGTCTGCACGGTCAATGGGATAACGCCAAAACAATGCACCAAAGCCAGCAGGTGCTTCTTTAGTTACTGGTGGTGTAAATGTGTAGTTAGCCATATTATTCCTTTGTTATGAGAGACTCCCCCCGAAGGGGGAGCCACTCGACCTAATTAATTATTAGGCTAGGTGAATTGAAGACGTTGTCTCAACGCGGATCAAGGCTTCCTTACGGTAACGCTTGAATCCAAGAACGCCGTACCATCCGATTGGACGGAAACGCATCAACTTATCAACGATTGGACCAAAGACCACGTGTGGTTCTTCAGCAACCGCTTCTGCAAGAGCTTGCTTACCAGCAACAAGAGTACGGAATACACGAGTACCACCAGTACCGTAGGTATATGAGGTTGTACCAAATGTACCTGAGTATGAGGTGTTAGCTGTTGCTCCGATTGCGCCGTCTGCGGTGTTGAACATACGTGGAGACTCGACGAACATCGCGCCTTCGTAGGTTCCAATTGTTCCTGGCCAGAACTCAGAAGAACCTGTCTCTGAGTACTTGTGATCGTCGCGCCATCCACCTGAGCCGGTCTCAGCACGAAGGTCGTGTGAAACTTCTGGGTGGATACCAACATAGTAGTAATCTCCTTGACGAGGAACTACCTTGTTAGCGCGTAGCTTAGCTACAGCAAAACGGATATCACGAGACTTAATTGTATCTGGTGGGTTACCTGTTCCTGTGCCTGCTGTACGGATGAGGCCTTGTGTTACACCAGCGGTGTAAGAAGCATCAAAGGTAGAAACTAATGAACCATTAACTTCAGCAATTGCTTGCTCTCCACCAACGATTTCATTAAGTGCAACAGTATCGAGAGAATCGAGCATGTTGTATGAGATGATATCGACAAGAGCTGGGTCGATGTCAGAGAATGAGAACAACTCAAGCTTACGAGTGACGAGTGAAGCGTTACCGTATTCGTTGAGTGTTACTGTGATAGGTGTTGTTGAACCTAGAGCAATTGCGTCTGGATCTGTTGTCTCAGATAGTGGTGTGCTGTTTGCAGCCATGTCTGAGTAGATGTTGAACACAATTGAAGAACCAGGCATAGCCTGTTGTACTGGCTTCTTATCCGCGAGATCGCGGACCATAGGCACAGCACGAAGTGCGAGTTCGATATAGCGGTCATACGCTGTTTGTACAATGGATGTACCAACGGCTGAACCGGTATTGTTCGTTCCTGTATAGGAAGTCGCCATGATGCGTTACCCCTTTCTAAGGGTTAGTGGATGAATTAAAATGCTCGACGACCAGAGCCGCTGTAACCGTTGACACCTGTAATTGCGTCTAAATCCGCTTTTGTCAAGTTAGGATTGTTAATACGCGCTGATAGGTCTGCAACGTTACTAGCTGGAATAGCAGTTTCAGTAGCAGAGTTAATGCGCTGATACTGACTTGCTGTTTCCTGTCTCTTTTCGTCTATTGCGTCAGGTTCTTGTTTGGTCTGAAAACCGAATACATCGGCATTGTCAGTAAGCCAAGCATCAACCTGCTCGGGTGTTGCTACGTCGCTCGGAATGAACTTAGCGATTTTGCTAGGTACACCCTTCGAGTCCAGCACGTCTTTGACTGTACGCTCACGGAGTTGGGAGTCGCGCAACGCGTTGGCTTCTCTTAGTTCCTGGTTTTCTTTTTCAAGACGCTTGAGCGCCTTACGAAGTCCTGCCGGGATCTGTTGTTCCTGTGCAGTTGTATCTTCGTCTTCGTCGTCGTAGTCGTATTGGTTCGCCATTTAGGCACTCCCTTTTCTATAGTTAACGCAGGCCACATCAATAATCAGGGGAGAGAATTGATGGCTCCTACTACCAGTCGTAGTACTAGATCCCAGTGCTGGTCAGCTGGGCAAGTTTGTTAGAAGGTTCCTGATGTAGAACCAAGAAGTGAGTTTTTATCCACTCCAGATGAGCCTGAAAAGGCATTTACTTCCTGTTGTTGAAGTTTCTTTAATTGGGCTTCAGCTTGCGCTCCGCCTGCGCCACCAAAGGTAGCTGCGGTTAAGTTAGCTTGTTGCTCTGCTGCTGTTCCAAATTGAGAACCAGCTCCGCCATAGATGGCAGCTAGCTTCTCTTCAGTAGGCAAGGCTTGTCCAATCGACTGGAATCCTTGTTCTGCTTGAGATTGGGTTACACCAAGAGTTGCATATTGGTTAGCAGTGTTTTGGTCAACTGAAAGACCTTGTCGAGCACCTGCAGCGCCAAAGGTTGCTGCCGCTGTCTGACGTTGTAGCAATGGAAGAGCAGTATTAGGATCTAGCGCATGAGCAATCATATCACCAGAACTTAGCCCATAATAATTTTGAAGAGTTGCTGTGTAGAAAGGATCTTGGTTAGCAATAGATTTGGCTGCGGTATTGACACGGTCTTGTAACTCCGTGGGAGCGATGTCAGCACCAATTAGATTTGCCATCTGTGTAGAGCTATCATAGAAACCTTGAGGCAATCCAGCAGACTGGATAATTGCTCTATATGAATTTTCTGTTGCAATGTACTCAGCAGGAGATAAAGGTGTTTGGCCATTAGCAATACGTGTTACGTTACCAGCAAAGCGTGTATTCCATGCAGTAGCCAAAGACTTTACATTTGGGTCTGTAGAGTTGGCAGAGCCTGGATCTTCAATCAATGCCTGAATGGTAGAAGCATCATAGTTGTTTTGAACCATGCCAAGAATGGCATTACTGATGGTTGTACCAGTTGCTGAGTTTTCAATACCATAGCCGCTAAGCGTTGATGACAAAAGCTGTATAGCGTTTTGATCGCTAACAACCTTTTGAGCAGCTGTTGTAGCAGTGCTTGTATTTTGAGCTGAAGTAAGCGCAGTAATCTGTTGAGTCAATGGAAGAACTGCAGCTTTAACAGCATTATCTACATCTGCTTGAGTAAGGGTTGGAGCCTTAACATCATTGCCAGTGCCGCTGCTTGTGCCCAATGGAGTTTTAGAAGAATTAGTGGTATCGGGAGGCGTTGGAGCTAAAGGTGTAACACCAACAGCATTATTAGCAAGACGCTGTGTTTCTAAAGTAGACATACTTGCAGCTGAACTTGTAGCAGGTACTATGCCTGCAGTAACTGTTCCACCATCAATAGTTAGTTTATTAGCCATTATCCACCTGCTACCATTCCAAAGTTACGGAGAAGCGATGTTGCTGTGTCCATAAGACTGTTACGAGCATTAGTGGTTTGCAACCATTCTGGACGTTGTTTAATTTGAGTCATAAATTTATCTAGAGCCATAGGCGTAGTTCCATCACCCTGCAAAGCAGTGGTAATTGACTGACCTAATCCCTGAGTATCGCCTAGGCTAATTTTGTCCGGGCTAATCTCAAGAAGATTAGATGCTGCATTAATGTAAGGACTAGCCAAAGATTTAACGCTCATACCTTCTTTGATACGATTAGCAAATGGAGCATAAGTTGCAATGGCTTGTTGTTTAATATAATTTTGCTGCTCTTGTATTGTTGTTGTGCCATCTTGAATAGCTTTGGCTGCATTGGCATAGTAGTCGCCAGCAGAACCTTGCTGTGATGGAAGTAACATTGGACTAATGCCCATGCTTTCAGCATAGTCAGTAAGCGCTTGTGCGTTCTGTCCAATAACACCAGCATAGACATTTTGGTCTGTCTTAGCTAACGATGTATGGTTAGATACGTACTTATCAATAGTAGCTTGATCTGGTATGTTATTATAGTAAACATTAAAGAAGCTGTTCACACCGTTATGCTGATCTTTATATGCAGCATCAATTGCTGCGCTACTTGTTAAATCAATCTTGGCACCAAATACAGATGGGTCTTCGCCTTGCGCAATAGCTGACTTTTGTAGAATGTCAAGCTTGTCATTATATTGCAGGCCCCACATTTGCTTGTTGTCATAGTATGCAAGACTTGAATCACGGTAAGCTTGGTTAATCTGATCCCAGGGCTTTTGCCCAGTTGAATCAGTATAGTTTTTAACAGCATTGCTAAACTTAGTAGCAGACCAACCATTAGTTGCAGCTTGCGCAAGTAGATTTTTCATCCATGGGATGGTAAGCGCCATAGCGCCAATTCCGCCGTACTTGTCAGCCCAACTTTGATTTAACTGGTCAGTAGTTACTGGACCAAAAGGTTCTTGAGAAACATATCCACGAGCATCTGGCTTAGCAACAGTAAGTGGATTAAGCGTAGAATTATTTCCTGCAGTAGAATTAGATTGCGTGCTTTTACTTACGGTTCCATCTGGCATGGTTGCACCAACAGCAGTTTTGTAGGAACCATCAGGATTCTTAACTGGTTGACCATTCTTGTCATATACAATAGTAGGTGCTACGCCATTAACGTTTCCATTTTGGTCTACAATTTGAGTTTTGTAGGAACCATCAGGATTTTTTTCTGGTTTACCATCTGCGCCAAAAACAAGAGTAGGAGCAATGCTACCTTCATTTGTGGTTGTTTGAGAAGTTGGTCCTACTTTGGTATTTGGAAAATATTGGCTTTGAAGCGCTGCTGCACCAGGCGCATCCATTTTATAAAGATTATCTTGAGCATCTGTGTACTCTTTAAATATATTGGCAAGACCATCTTTAGTAAGAATGCCTGCTTGATATTTAGCAATAGCAGATTTAAAATTTGCAGCAGACTCTTCTGCAGCATTATAAGCTTGAGTTAATTGAGCGTTAGCTCCCTTATCTTCAATGGTATAATCATTAGACTTTGGCTTACTTGTTTTTTTTGCTTTAGGTTGAACATTTAATGTACCTAATTGCCCAAGAAAAGCATCAAGGTCGGAATAGTTTTTGGTTGTATCAGCCATTGTAACTTCCCTTTGATGAGTCTGCCATTTGCTTTAAGGCGTCCATGTA